TGTAGCTTTTGACGGCATCGTTGCCGAGCAGCTTAGTCAGGTAGCCCTTGGCCACCACCAGGTTGAGCAGGTCTGACCCGTAGTTTTCTTCGGCGTCCTTGTACTGGGTCTGGACCTGGCTCATTTCCTTTTCGAGTTTGACGATCTGCTCGATGGGCGCCAGTTGCCTGTCGCGCTCGGTCGGTTTGAAGTCGGTTCGCTGCTCTGGGGGCGTGGCTTTGAGCAAGGCATCGGCATGCGCGACGGTGATGGTGTTGCTCGCCACCATCAATTCCACCGCTTCGACCTGCCGGGCGGCTTTCATGTTGCGCAGCACCCGGGTCACATCCGGGGTGAACTGCTTGTCCTGCAATCGGGCAATGGCGTCTGGACAAATGCCTTCCAGAAGGCTGATACGCCGATTGATAGAACTCAGGTTCACGCCGAATGCCCGGGCCAAACGATCCTTGCTCACCCCGCGATCAATGGCGCGGCGGATCATGTAATGCTCCTGGATGGTGGAGAGGCGGTTGATCCGGTGGTTGTAGGTGTAGGTTTCGTCATCCTTGGCCAGCAGGCACGGTGCTTCATGCACGCCGAGATCCTTCAAGGCCAGGACGCGGAGATGGCCATCGAGCAGGATGAATTCCGATTTGGCCGGGTCGTGCTGGATGACCGACAAGGGTTCAATCAGCCCGATTTCATGGATGGAGGAGACGATCTGTTTGTACTTGCGGGTACTCATCACTCCATCCGGGATGCGCTTGCTGGGCATCAGGGTATCGAGCGGAATCTGGTAGGTTTCCAGATCGAAGCCGAGCAAGGTGTTCAAGGGTGCCTTGGGTAAATCGGGACCGTCTTCCGAATCGGATTGATGGATGCCGGGGTACATCGGCGTGATGTTGGGTTGTGCGTTCATGGCGGGATTCATGCGGGGGCTCCATTCAGGTTGTCGCTGCAAAGTTGTCAATTCTTTCGGCCAGGTACTTGGGCAGGGTGTCCAGCCCCTCGGCGCGCAGCAGGTTCACGAAATGCTCGTCGGCAAACAGCTTCTTCAAACCCTGCACCACCAGCAACAGGCGCTGGTGCGCGTGCTCGGCCTTGAGGACCATCTTTCGCTGCCGCTCAACTTCGCGCTGGTAAGTGCGCACCAAGCTGTAGCTGGAGGTGGGCGGTTTGATCTGGCCGGGGTTGGGTGAGCCGGGGCCATGTTCCTGGCGTTTTTCCACCAGGCGTTTGGTCTCGATGATCTGGCGTCGGTTGAGCTGGCCGTTTTCGTAGGCCTCTTGGAGCATTCCGCCCAGACTCTCGTCGTCATCCTTGGCGCGGGCGATTTCCAGGGCGGTGGTGAGTGGAATCGCACCGCGCTGCACGCCTTCGATCAGGCGCTCCTCCCCCCGGTCGAGCAGGAATACGATGTCCTTGACGTACTTGGGGGAGAGGCCGGTTTTGTGGATGATGGCGTCGGCGTCGTAGCCGCGCTTTCTGAGAATTTCGATGTCGGCCAGGATTTCCAGGGGCCGGTGGCCACGCCGGGCGATGTTCTCCGCCAGGCTCATGATAAAGGCGTCTTCATCACTGACATCGACCACCAGGGCGGGAATGTGCGTTTCGCCCAGAATGCGAAAGGCGTTGAGGCGACCCTCGCCGCAGACCAGCAGGTATTTGGGATGGCCATCATCGCCCGGGCGTTCGGTGACGGTGATGGGTTTTTTGAGGCCGATCGATTTGATGTTCTCGACGATCTCTTCGAAGATTTTCAGATTACGGTTGCGGGAGTTGAGGATTTCCACCTGCGCGATCGGGATCAGGGTAACGGTTTCGGGCATTCCGGTCAGCATGAGGGGCTCCTTTTCTGGTGATTGGTGGGGTGATCGGGGTGGTGAGGTTTCATGGCGAGGCTCCTTTCTGGGGGCTCAGTGGTTGATGGGTCGGTAGGGTCAGATGCGGCGTTGCAGGCGTTCCCGCTCGGACATGCCGTAGAAGAAGCTCAGGTCGTCAAAGCGGAAGCATTCGATCTCAGCGCTGTTGCGAGCAGTGACCTGCAATTCCTGGCTGGGCAGGTCAAGGCGGGGTAACAGGTAGTAATCGAGCTCGGCGGCATTGCCGGGATCGAGGCGAACCGCGACCGTGATGTCCGGGTGGTAACGGCTCGGGTCAAAGCGGATGCGCCAGCGCTGCAGGCCATTGGGCAGTTGCTGACAACGCGCGAGTACCAGGCTGATGACCAGTTCCTGATTCAGATGCAGCAGGTCGGTTTGTGGATCGCGCCAGATATCGCCACCCAATTCAGCAATCGTGTGCTGGGTGCGCTCGACGATTTCTGGATGCAGTTGGCGCAAGCGCCGGTTTATTTCGAGGAATTCCAGATCCCGCCCTGGGCGGAAACCGACCAGTTCATACGCCTTGCTCAAACTGCCGAAGCGCTGGATGTAGGTGGCGGCGCTGGGCAGGGCCGGCGCCTCGTTGATGATCAGGCCCGACAGCGTCCCACGCTCCTGATAAAGCAATCGCAGGTGTTCAAGCAGTTCTTCATCGGAGAAACGGCGGCTGCGCTCCGTCAGAATTTCCTGCGCGGCCATAAACGTGTCAAGCGGCACGATGCCCTCGAACGCGCCTTGCTTGCGGATCCACATCTGCGGCGGGTTGTCGACGTGCTTTTTCTTGAGCTTGAAGGAGTGGCGGTTATAGACGTTGTTGCCGATGTACTTCTCGTTAGTCAGAACCTGACGGACCGTGCTGTAGGTCCAAGGGCAATCACGATCGGTATAGATGGGAAAGTCGTTGAGCCGCTGGGCGATTTCAGACAGCGGCAGGTCGTCATCGACCAGCCAGCGGTAGATCTGGTGGACAGTAGCCACTTCCTGCGCTGGGCCCGGCACCAGGATCACCCGGTCGGTTTGCAGGCTTTTGTGCTCGCCCGGTTTCAAGGTAGCCTTGATGGCGCCAGTCTGGTCGATCAGCACGCGGCGCAGACCAAACCCGGCCGGGCCACCCTGGCGGAAACCGAGCTCGATCAGTCGACACTGGCCAGCAAAGACCTTGGCCGAGAGTTCCCGGCTGTACTCGCCAGCCATGGCGCGCTTGACGCCTTTGACGATGGTGGAGACGGGAGATCCATCGTTTTCAAACTGCTCGGCGACGTAGGCAACGCTGATGCCCTTGCGTTTGCAGATGTACTCGTAATAGGCGGATTCGTCCGCGTCCTGAAACCGGCCCCAACGGCTGACGTCGTATACCAGGATCAGCTTGAAGTCGGTGTTGCCGGATTCGACATCCGCGATCAGCCTTTGCAGGGAGGCGCGGCCACCTATCGACAGGCCGCTTTTGCCATCGTCAGCATAGGTGCGCACGACCTCAATGCCGCGCTTGTCGGCGTACTCGCGGATCTTGTCGGCCTGATTGAGCGTGGAGTACTGCTGGTGTTCGGTGGACATGCGCACGTACTGGGCGGCGCGGAAGGCTCTGGTGTCGGGGTGGTGGTCGGTGGAGATGTCAGTCAATGCCATGGTCGGTCAGTCTTTTTGAGTGTGCGGCCATGTTGGCTTCGAAGGCCAAGCCGTATCAAGGTCATGTGGCGCATACCGTCGACATAAAGTGGCGCTGACAGCAGGCGTTGGGCAACTTGCGGTGAGAAACGTGATGTCATGGCTTACCCCACCTTGCGCAGACTGGCTGCGTCGATGGTCATGGCCACGGGTTTGCTCAAGAGATCCAACAGCACCATGGCGCGGCCTTCTGCATCGTTCATCTGGTAGATCGCTTCCAGCTCGGCAAAGGCCCCTTCGGTAATGCGCACGCTGTCGCCATAGGCAAACAAGGTGGTCGGGGTGCCCTGCTGTGCGGTTTCGCGTTCGCGCAGGGTGGCGATCAGCGCGTCATCGACCCGTGCGGGCCGACTGCCAAAGCACACCAATTCACTGACACCCACGGTGGAGCGGATCGGGCTCCAACTCTGGCCTTGCCCCGTGGTGTCGAGCTGCACGAACAGGTAGCGCGCGAACATCGGCTCTTGCACGACGGTGGACTTGCGGCGTACGAGTTTTTCCATGGCGAACAAGGGGAGATAGGACTCGTAGCCCTGGCGCGCCAGATTGGTGAGCGCCACCGCTTCCTGGCGGGGTTTGCTGCGCACGAGGAACCAGACCATCGTGCTGGGCGAGGGGTGACTGGTGGGTTTTAGCGGCGTTACAGCAACTGAATCGGTTTCTGCCAGCACGGGCTGCGGCACCAGCTTGGCTGAAATCGAAGGCGGTGGTGACTTGGGTTTCGGAGCCAGCGCTGGAGCAGGCAATCCATCTTCTGGTGGCGGGGAACGCAACAGTTGCGCCATGGCTCCGATCAGCGGCAGCGGTCGTTCGGCCGCCAGGGTCTTTTCCACCAGGGCCAGCATCTCGCGGCGCTCATAAGCCTGGATGTCTTCAAGCTGGTAGCCGACCTGCAGGCCGGTCTGGGTGATGGCCAGACCCTCGTCGGCATCGCGCAGTTTGTAAAGCGCCTGAACGGGCAGGCCCAGACGCTCGGCGGCTTGTGGCGAGGTCAGCAGGCGCGGGGCCATAGGAAGTGGGGCAATGTGAACATGCCTCCATGAAGGCGCTGTTCGCGAACAAAGCCAAGGCCATCTGGCGGGTGTTGTGCAGATTTCTGGCTCACAAACGACAAAAGACCCCGCCTTCACCGGCCACCCATAAGGGAAGCGGATGAAGACGGGGTCAATGATTTACGTTCGCAGGCGCTGGCGATCAATCGCCTATCGATATGCCTACCTGGGCACGCCGCGCCACTTATCGAAACTGCGCGCACCGGTGTAGCCAAGGTAGCCAGCACCAAAGAGCCACCACAGACTTTCTGGCACGGCGTTGAGCAGCTTGGACAGGTTTTCTGCGGCCTGGAACACCTCGGCGGGCCACCAGATGCCGATGATGCTGCCAATCACCGACAGCAGGATCACGCCATAGATCACATACAGAAAGGTCGGACGTGCCCGGCTGGTCCACGGATCGTGGCTGTTAGCCTCGGCCAGGATAGCCGAGAGGCTCACCTGCATTTCCTGCAAAGCCTGCTGACCTTCGGCCTGGAACAAGGCGAGCTTGGCCTGCTCGCGCTGGGCCGGATCGGGAATCAGCCGGTCGATCAGTTTGGCGCCGGCTTCGAAGAGGCCAGGCGCCAGGGTGGTGAAGATCGGGCTCATTGCGGGCCTCCGAACAGTTTGATTTTGACAATCGTGCCGGCCAAGAGGGCCAGCACGAGACCCGTGACCAGCATCTTGACCAGCGTGAGGCCAGCGGTTTTCTTGGCCTCGTTGAAGGCGTCGAGCAGGCTGCGCAGCTCGCGGATGTCGCGCGCAGCATTCGGCCCATCGAGGCCCACATCGGACAATGCGTGACGCGCTCCCCGCTCGGCGGCACGTTCCAGCAGGGTCTCGAATTCATCATGGGGCATGACCACCATGCCATCGATCAGGTGGGGTTCGTTCATCTTTTTTCCTTTCAAACGTGATCGGCGCTGTGCACGGCCGGGTGCTCGGCCACACAGGTGATTTCCACCTGCTCGCCACGCGGACGTACGGCAATGACTCGGGCCAGCAAACTCCACTGCTCGGCGATGCCGAAAGCGAAATGGGTGCGTTCGGCCGACAGGCCGGTTTCAATGGAGATATCAGGCAGATCGGCAAAGATCACCTGCTGCACATCGACCCCAGGGGACACGGCATGCGGGCCGTTGACCCCGCCATCACGACGGCGCAGCGCCATCACATGCGGCTGACCCTCGGTGAAATGGAGCGGCTCGGACAGTGTGGCGGTTTGATTGGTCGCATCCCAGGCGACGATCTCGCCACCCGTGCCCCAACTGGGCATGTCATGGGCAATGGCGATCAGATCCCCATAGGTGGGGATCAGGCCTTCCAGTTCGGTGCGCAAGGTGATGATGCGGCGGCGGTAACGGTTGGCGGCCGCCAGGTACAGCCCTTCACGCACCGCATGGGCCTCGGTGGTGCAACCGAAGAGGCGCAGCTTGGCCGGGTTGGCGCTGCTGGAGCCCGGCAGGCTCACCGTCACTTCATCCGGCTTCCAGGTGCGGCTACTGAAGAACTCCACCGTTACTGCATCGGCGGTTTCCTCGCCCGGCATCACGTACTGGATCTTGAGACTGTTCTTGACGATGTTGCGCGGGCTGAAGAGTGCGACCGGCAGTAAGCGGGCTTCATCGCGCACGAGACGCACGATGCCGCCTTGCAAGAAGGGCACTGCCCGCCCACAGCGGGCCACCCTGGTCAGGGCTTCCCAGACGGTGACCTGCTGGTCAAAGACGCCGTCGAAGCGATCGCCTCGGCTGGTCCAGACCTGATCGAGTTGCGCCAAGGCAGCCAGATCGATCCGGGCATCTGGCAGCTTCGCACCGTAGCTCGCGCGCAGAATGTCGGCAAAGGCCCAGGCGATCGAGCGCGTGGGAACCGGCGTTGACCATCCCGCTTCGGATGACCAGATCGGCAGCTTGCGCGTGACAATGCAGTTGATCAGACGGCTGGAGCGCTGCGACAGGTTGTCGGTGGCACGCATGCGTATGGCGAGCAGCGTCACGTTGTCGGGGAAGGTGACGCCACCGGCCAGATAGCCTCGAGCCTCCCCCCAGCGCACTTCGTGCCCGGCACGTGAGTTGGTGTCCTTGCCATCTAGGCGCGTGGCGCGCACTTCATAGCGCCCTGCGGCAACTGGGTATTTGTAGGACAGGCGCTGCGGCGTGGTGGTCGCGGCCGTCAGGCTTTCACTGCCCAGGGTGAACCAATCGCCCAGCGCGTCACCCTCGGCATCGATGGCGCGGGCTTCGACTCGCCAGCTGGCACTGCGGCTGTCCAATCCACCAGCGTCGTTGGCGTAGTACAGCCCACGTGGCAGCAGGATGTCGATGCCGATGTGCGTCACCTCGCTGTCGGCCGGGTTGATGGCAAATCCCCCAGTCCAGGTACCAGCCAGCAGTTCCTGTCCGGCCAGCTCAGGGGCGGTGACCACATCTGGGTTGAACAGCGTGACCGGACTGCCCGGCGGGACGATCTGGTAGGTGACCTCCTCGAACGAGGCAATGGGCGTGTCTTCGATGCGCATCTGCTCGATGTCGTATTCGCCCAGACCAATGCAATGCAACTGGTGCAGGTACTGCTCGTTGCCTTGGTATTCGCCATAGGGCGTGGCGGCCAGGTCCGGATAGACCAGATGGCGACCGTAGATGACCGGGATGGGTTGGGCCAGCCGCGCATAGTTGCCCTGGCCTTGCAGGCTGTAGGTGGGTGACGGTTGCGCCAGGTTACCCCCACCGGCAGCAAAGGACGGCATGTTGGGCGTGGGTAGTGGCACCAGCGCACTGACCAAGGCGGAACCCGCCGTCATGATGATGGCCGAACCGATGGCCGTGGCCAGGTTGCCGCTGAAACCCAGGCTGGCACCCAAGGGGCCGCCATAGACGGTGGCAACCACCATCACGGCGATCATCAGGACCGTGCGGAGCGGGTTCTTGCCACCGCCACCACCTCCCCCGCCCTGCGGCAGGGCGATAAAGAGCACGACGCCATCGATGGGCGTGACTGCCCAATCCGCACGCAGCACAGGGGCTCCGTTCTTGATGCAGACGGTCGGCTGCTCGAACTCGGCAATGCCTTGAGCGCCGAGCCACTGCCGGATGGTCTGGCTCGGGTGGGCCACCGTCACCTCGCGCTGGCTGGGCTGGAACGGATTGCGCATCATGATCACTGCGCTTGGATTGCCCTCGATCACAGCGACTCCACAAATCGGTAATAGCCCTCCACCCGCCAGCCGTGGAGCAGGAGTTCGGGCAGTTTTTGGAACACGACCCCCGCATCCTTGACCGCGTGCAGCACGCCACCGCCATCGACTGCCAGCCAAACACCGACATGCAACGGGTGGCGGGATTGGCGCAGCAGCACGGCGTCGCCCTCGACTGGTTGCACCACGCTCGCCCAGCGTTCTCGCTCCGGATGGTCGCGGAAGTTGGTCATCACGGTCCGCAGGTCGTTGGCATCCACCGGGATTTCCGGCAAATCGCGGCCAAAGTGCGCGTGCTGGATGGCGAGGAACAGCCCCCAACAGTCAAACGCATCCGGGCCACGCGCACCGGCGTGCCAGGGCCGACCGATGTATTGGGCTGCCCAGTGGGCGGACGAACTCGTGTTGATCCCTATATGATTTAACATAGAATCACTATTTCACTAATATCGACGCATGCAGACCAACTTCAAACGACCCTTTGCCCAGTACGTCAAGAAGGCGCACAAGCCTTTGCGACTGGCCATCGAAGACGAGGTGGAGGTGGTGTGCGAGGCGCCGGAGATTGGCGAACTCAAGGTGGGCGACCTGGCCGGGATTTGGGTTCACAAGTTCCGGTTCAGCCGCCAGGAGTACCTGATGGCCTACCGGCCGCCGGCCAAAAACGCGCCCGTGGAGTTTTTGATCATCGATTTCTACCAAGTCGGCGTTCACGAGAACTTCTACGACGAACTGAAACAGTATTTGCGACACGAGAAGCCAACGGGAGAAACACCATGAACCACGCGCTCACTGCCGAGGACCTCTACACCGAGATGAAGCGGATGCCGACCACCGAGCGGGTTAGGTTTTTTTCACTGCTGGCCAGCAACGCGTTTCGGGAAGACGATTTCACGCATGAGCAGGTGTTTGGCGAAACCCATCAGGAACCGTTTTCTGCATGGGAAGCCGCCGAGTACCTGGAGATTTCCGTTCCGACGCTGCGCCGCTATGTGCAATCAGGCAAGCTCGTGCCCAGCCACATCGTGGGGCGCAACCAGATGTTCTCGGCCCAGACGCTGCGGGCCTTCAAACGCAGTCGGGGCACGCGCGGTTAAACACGATAAGCACGTCGTTCTGCGCCCGTTATCGGGTCAGCCCCGGAAACGTTTTGGCGGTGTAGCTGATGCCCGGAAATGCTTTATTGCCCACATCGAGCATGCGCGCGCGCCCTGTCACCCGGACGATGTCGGCTTCCACCTCAGTCAGGACCAGGTGAATCGGCGGGTCCATTTGCGGACCCTCCAGGTCGGTCGAGAGATAGGGCCGATAGGTCACTTCGATCACCGATTGCGACTCAGCCGCTGCATCCAGATGACGCACGATTTCGCGCGAGACGTTGTCCAGCGTGACCGTGATTTCCGGCACCGGCATGGTATCGACCGGCGGCAGGTCCAGCTCAAACCCCATCGCGACGAACTGCACGCGCTCACCGGCTTGCAGCGGCGCTTGCGATTCCAGCCGGGCCCACAGGTCGCCGGTGTCACGCACTACCCGGATGGCGACCGGCGCACCCGCATCATCGACGAAGGCCGGATGGCGCAATTCCAGCGTGTGCAGGATGATCTGCTCGGACGGAGCGCTGGCGTAGGCCTCCTTGATCGCTTCTGACAATGCAGTGTTCGGCATTGGACACCATCACTTACAGGATCACCGGGTAAGGGACGTAGCTGGTTTCGCTATCGTCCTCGGGCAATTGCGCCTCGCCTGCATAGCCGCTGGCCAGCACCTGACCGTCGTCGAGCAGAAACACCAGGCCCTGCTCGGAGCTCAAGCCGTAGGACGAGATATCCACCACCCGGCGCTGGGCGATGCGCACCAGCTCCACGCTGCTTCGGTTGGTGGCGTCGCCCAGGCCCAGCGCGCCGTTGCCGTTGTAGCCCCACGCATAGACAGAGCCGTTTTCCAGTAAGGCCGCGCCGTAGTTGTAGGACCCGGTGCCTCCATGCACGGCCTTGACCACGGTGTTGCCCACCGGCACTTGTAAGAAGTTACCGCTGTTGCTGCCGTTGGCATTGCCCCAGTAGGCACCTGCGCCGCAGGCCCACAGCGTCTTGTCGGTTTTTTTGAGGTAAGTGAGCGGGTAGTCGTAGCTGCCGGCGTAGACATCGACCACATTGGTCGCCACCTGCACGGGGGTGAACTGGTTGGCGAGATTGCCGTTGCCCAGTTGACCGTAGTCGTTGGTGCCCCAGGCATGCAGGGCACCGGTGTTGTCCAGCGCAAAAGCGTGCACATAGCCACCGAAGACCTTGACAATGGTTTTGCTAGCCAAGCTGCCACCGGCGCGTGGCATGGCGACGTTGGCCTGGTTGGCGGTGCCATCGCCCAGTTGCCCGTTGCCGTTGTAGCCCCACGAGTACAGGGTGCCGTCGCTCTTGACCGCGTAATAAGCCGTATAGCGCTCCCGACCGGCGGCAATTTGCGTGATGCCGGAGAGCACGGGCAACTGCACGAAGTTGTTGCGCTGGGTGGTGTCGCCCAGACCCAATTGACCATAGCCGTTGTAGCCACAGGCGTGGACGGTCCCGTCGCTGCACAGCACCAGCGTGCTGTTGTAGCCTTCGGTGCCACAGTTCAGCGCCAACTGAGTCACGGTTTTACCAGCGATCGAATTGCTGGCGTTGGCACTCATGTTGTACGGCACAGGCTGATTGGTCGTGTTGCCGGTCGCCAGCTGACCGTAGCCGTTGTAGCCCCAACCCCAGAGCTGACCGTTCTTGTCGATGCAGTAGCCATTGGTGTCATGGCTGTAATAGAGCTTGGCCGCGCCCGGAAACCCGGGCGGAAACGCCGTGCGTGCCGGATAGGAGCGCGCATAGGTGGTGCCATCCCCCAACTTCCAGTTGGCGTTGCGTCCCCAGGAGCGGATGCTGCCATCGGTCATGATGAGACCGAACTGACGGTAGCTGTTGGGCTGCGTGTTGCTCGCGTTCTCCGGGAGCTTCAATGCCTTGGTGCCTGAGCGCACATCGGGCGTGGCCCAAACTGGTACACCCTGCGCGCCGATGGTCAGCACCTGCCCGGTTTGGCCTACCGGTAAAGCGACCAGCTGATTGCCATCGAAGTAGATGACTTCGCCGGGTAGGTTCGACACCCCTTGCGTGCCTTGCGCAAACAGATCCCAGGCCGGTGAGTTCGCATGCGGTGCCACGCCCGTGGTGGCATCGACCAGGCACACAAAGCTGTCGCCGTTGTGGCTCACCACATCCTGGCGGGCATAGATGGCGCTGGCGTCATACGCGCCGCGCCAGGTGAAGGCAATCTTGCCCAGAGAAACGGTTCCCATGAACAGTCCTTGAAGAATGAAGATTGGAAGGATTCAGAACAAAATCGGCGACGGCGCAAAGCGATGGTCGCTGTCGTCGTCACCGGTCTGGCCATAGCTGCCGTAACCCGTGGACATCACTTGGCCATCGCGGGTGAGGAAGTGATAAGCGCCGTAGTGGTACTCGCCACCATCGCCACAGCCCATCACTCCCGAGCGCGAGAAATCGACAATCGGCCTGTCTATCAGCACGAAACGGTTGGGCGAGTTGCCTGAATCGGCGTAGCCGTTGCCACACTGTCCAGCACCGCCCATGCCCCAGCCCACCGCTTTGCCATCGGCGCGCAGCGCCATGGCCGATGAGCCATAGCTGCTACCGTACATGCGCAGCTTGGTGACTTGGGTGAGAAAGTCGCCGCCAATCGCAGCCCACTGTGTGCGGTTGCCGTTACCGCCACCCAGGTTATAGCCGTCGTAACCGGTGTGACGAACTGTGCCGTCTTGCATCAGCGCCAGCGTGCGTCCATACCCCCCGGATACCGCATACGCATCGGCCACGCCATCGAGTACCTTGTATGGAAACAGGGCGTGCCCCGTCCAGATGGTCCCGGTGTAGCCCGTGCCCCAAATGCCGGAGGTCTGCCCCTCGTCATGGCCCCAGCGATAGAGCGCCCCATCTTCCAGGAGCACACCATAGCTGCGGTAATACTGGCTGCCAGCCACCCAATGGGCATCGGACTCGGAGCAGAATACTTTTTTAACCCGCTTCTCTGTGCCCCAAGGCATCCAAAGACGGTGCGTGTACTGGTCGCCGCCAAAGCCGCAAGAGTTGGCTTCGCCGGCAATCCAGAGTTTGCCGGCCGTATCGATCAGGTAGCTGGCGGCATAGGTGCCACCCGACAGAAACACCGCCTTGATGGGCGTGTCGACGGTGAATGGCACAAGTTGCGGCGAGGTCACCGCCGAGGTGTGCCCCAGGCCCAAGCTGCCCTGCTGGTTGTTGCCCCACACATAGACCCGACCTTGAGCGTCCAGACAAGCCAGCATGCGGTAGCCGTACCAATCATGACCGGTGATCAGTTGCTTGACCACTGCATTGGCAGGCAATTGCCCCACACCATTGACACGTCGCGGCACCGCATTGGCACTCGCCGTGGGTGAGCCATAGCCACTGTTACCCCCGGCGTGCCAGAGCCCACCCTCAGCATCGATGAAGAAGGTGTCATCCCACACGCAATTCACGGACACGATGCGTGGTGTGCCGGGAGGGAACGCCACCCGCGCCGGGAAAGTGCGACTGATATCCCCCGTATTACCGGTACCCTGTTGGCCATAAATGGCGCGCCCCCACGCACGAACCGAACCATCGTTCATGATCGCCGCCATGAAGTAGTTGGCGCTGTGATAGTCCGCTGCTGCGCGATCGGTGTTCATGAGCGCCGTGGCAATCGTCCCATTGCGATCGGCCATGAAGCGGAATTCCACGCCGTCTGTGCCGTTGGAATGTAGCACCATGCTGCCAATACCGCCCACGGACACACCACCAGTGAGCAGATGTCCCTTCAAAATCGCGTCCTGCTGACCCAAGGCAAAGGGCTGCGGCTGGCCGTGGCGGATCACCCAAGCGCCGCCTTCCTTCAAGACTACATCGCCATCGTGATAGCTGAGGTAAGGCGAATAGATGCCGCACCAGCGGTAGCCGAGCACCGAGATGTCGAGGTTCACAGCTGTACCTCCAGCGCGTTGCTCTGCACGGCAAAGCTCACGCCTTCCGAGATTGTCCAGGCAGTGAGGACACTGGTATCAAACGCTTCTTCACGCCCTTCGGTCAGCAACAGCTCCGAGCCGTCACTGGACAGATGAAACCCATAGAAGCGCGGCAACGCAGCGGTGTGAACCAGCTCATACCCGGATTCATCGGCCTTGACCTTCAGGAGCATGCCGCGCGCGCCGATCAAGGAGTCGGGCAAACCCACCGCAATCAACCGGGTGATGACTTGCTGCAGCACATCTTCGGCCTCAACCAGAATCTGGTTGCCGCTGCTCTGCACCAGCTGCAAGACGGTATTCGTATCGGTGACGCCTTGGCTGGCCGCAGACTGGGCACGGTCGGCTTCATTGGCGGCCAGTTCGGCCGAGGTCAGCGCATCCTCGGCGGCTGTCTGGCTTTGCGCAAGGATGCCGCTTGCTGCCACATTGATACGCACATCGGCATCGTTCAGAAGCTTGGCAACGGTGACGACCACGCCGCCTTCGGTGCTCACCGTCTCCTGTGTGCCGCCATGAACGACGGCGTGCAGTAACGCACTGTCAGCCGCCACCTGCGCGACGGCATTGTGCAAATCGGTTTGTAGACTCATGGTGAATTGGTCCGGGATCAGATTTCATCGGATAGGGAAAGGGGTAAGCGCAATGGCAAAGTGATGTGCACCAGCTGATGCAGTTCACTGCCCATGGCAAAGAGGTCTTGCGCTTCGAACTCGAGCAGCAAGTTGAGCGCGCCTTCATCGAGTGTCGGACGCTCACGGATCTCCAGCTCACCTTTGACCTCCCAGCGTCGCGCCGACAACAAGCGGGCTTCAAACTGGCGGGTGAAGCGTGCTTCGTGGGGCAGCAACCCAAGGCCACCGAGTAAGGTGATCTCGAACCACTGGCCGCCCTCGTCGGCGTGGTACTTGTACCAAGCCTCAAAGAGCGCAAACTGGGTCTCCAGGAAGAGCCAGCGCACGGTGATGCGCGTGGGCGTCTGCCGAAACCGACGCCGTTGGCGCGCAGGACCCGACTCCATGTCGGTGCGCAGCACGGCTTCTTGGGGTGTGAGGCCATAGCCTTCGACCGAAGGCAGTGGCAGCGTGGTGGGCCAGGTGATGTTCATCGCATGGCTCCGGCGGCCGGGTTTAGCCCGTAGCGGCGCTCCAGGGTCGGCGCTAAGCCGGAACCTTGAGAGATCGACCGAGCCATGCGCGCTTCCATCTGCTCTACGATGACATCGAGCCGCGTGCTGCCATCGGGCTGCTGTTGTTGCTCGACTCGGGCCTCCACCCCACTGGCGCGGTTGATGACATTCACTTCCACATTCACCTGGGGCTTGGTGGCGACTGCACCACCCAGAGCTCGCAATTGCCCCGGCGTGAATACCGCTTCACCTTGGCGGGCGATGATGGGCACTTCACCCGAGACCAGACCGCCCGTGTGGAAGCGTCGAGCACCGGCAAAGAGAGCTGCATCCACGTTGCGAGACGGCAGCCCATCGGACCCGAGCAGACCGCCGCTGTGGGCGATGTTGGCGTTCACGCCCATCAGGTCGCCGGAACCCAGGGGGAATGCTGCGCTGGTCGCCGGTGTGAACAAGCTCATGGCCCAGTTCGCCAACGGCAAGGTGATCGCACGCTGGATCTGGATGCGAATCAGATCGCTGATGATCGAGTTGGCCAAGCTGTTGAAATCCAGCTTGCCGGTCATCACGAACTGGGTCAGGGCATCCTCCATGGACTTGAAGGCACCGGTCACGGCCCGTTCGGCTTGCTTGGCGGCGTTGGTGGCGTCCTCGATGTAAGTGCGCAGCGCGGACTTGGCTCCGAATTCAGCAGAACGCTGGTAGTCGGCGTTGGCGCGGACCAGACTCTCGATGATCGGCAACTGCCTTGACAGTGCATCGTTGATCGCTTCGATCGTTTGCGCTCGCAAATCACCATCCTGAATCTGGCTAGCTTCCTTGCGCGCAGCGGCGGCTGCCTTTTCCAGTTCAGCACGGGTTTGCAGGACAATGCGTTCGGAGTTGGACAGATCCAGCATCTCGCGCTGCAGCTGCACACCCTCGATGCGCTGGCGGTTGCCACCGATCAGGGTCTCGACGATCTTGCGGGCGTTGGCTTCTTCTTTTTCGTAAGCCTCGAAGGCTTTGTCTTTTTCCTTTTGGCGCTCAATAGCCTCGAGCACCTGGATGTATTTCTCGGCTTCTACGGAGACACCCTTGTAGCCCTTGGCTTCGATCTGCAGGGCCCGCGCGCGCAACTCAGCGGCTTCGCCTTCCTGAGCCCGCGTCAGGCGCGAGCGCAGTTGGTTGAGAAAGACCTCGCCCTCATTGATTTTTTCTGCGGGTTTGGGTTTCTCGAAACCACTGAGATCAAGGCTGGGACGCGGCTTGCGTGGCAGCGTGGGCAGAAACCTATCGTAGATCGCCTGGACCTCCTTGGCCTGCGCCTCGGTGTCCAGCACGAACTTTTGCCCCATGACGCGCACGGTGCGGCGCTGTTCATCAAAGAACCGGGCCACCCGGTCCACATAACCGGGGCTCTGGTTGATGTTGAACAGTCTGTCATTAGCCGCCCGCACATAGTCATCCCGCGCGCCCTGTAGCTTGGCGATTTCGGCATCGATGACTTTGGGGTCATAGCCCATTGACTTCATCGAGCGCAAGAGATCGGTCTTGAACCAGGTCTCGATGTCCTTGCCCACCACCGACAAGCTGTCGAACGGCTGGGCGATCACGCGCTTCAACAGCACCGCCGACTCGGCAATGAAGGCCAAGCCAGACGCGACCGATTCAAGAAACACAAGCGTGGCTTCCCGGTTGGCCGTGATGCGCTGCAGCTCGTTGCTGAAACTACCCGTTTCGGTCTGCGCCAGGATCACCTGCTCGGTGAAGTCGGCCAGGATAGGTATGACGGCAGCGCCGATCTGGCGCTGCACGCCTTCGAAGATGGCGGACAAGTGCGTGAGGTTGTCATTGAAAACTTCCGAGGCCCGTGCCACGTCTTCAGACATGACCAGCCCCAGGCGCTGCGCTTCTTCCATCAACGCCGAGATGCCTTCGCGTCCCTGGTTAAGGAACGGAATGATGGCCAGGCCTTCTTTGCCGAAGAGTTTGACGGCGAGCGCGGCCTTGTCCGCACCATCGGGCATCCGGGCAAATTTCTCGGCTAGGTCGAGCAGCACGGCTTCGGTCGGGCGAATCTGACCGTGGGCGTCCATGGCCGACACCCCCAGGGCCTTCAGGGCAGCACTGCCTTCTTCACCATTGACCTGGGTGTCGAACATCGCCACCGACAGCTTTTGCAGGGCCTTGGTCAACCCTTCGGTGGTGACGTCCGACAGCTTGGCAGCATAGTCAAGCGCGGTCAGGGCTTCGACCGAGACGCCGGTCTTTTGCGAGAGCTTGAAGAATTCGTCACCGACGCGGGCCACCGGCATGACCAGTGCTGTGATGCCCACACCCAGTGCGGCGATGCTCGCACCCGCGATGAGACCGGCGGGACCGAGCCTACCGAGGACCGAGCCCAGCATGCCCAGCCGGTCAGTGGCCGCCTGCAACTGAAACTTGGCGTCGTTGGCGGCGGACGACAGAAACTTCAGGCCATTGCCTGCGGGTTGGGCGGCGGCCTCGATTTTTTTGAGCGAGCGTTCCCCCTTCTCACCGATCTCGGACAGCTCGGCCTTAACCTTGCCGCCGTCGACCACGGACAGGCGGATGGAGAGGTTGCGTTCAGCCATGGAAAGAAATCAGTCGTCGCCGTTATTCGTCTTGTTGCAAAGTGCTCATCAGGCCCGCCTCGACAGCCGGGAACAGATCGATCGCGGTGGCTTTGTCGAGACCGGTGCTCTCGCAGGCCAGCATCCAGGCGTTCAAATCCAGCCCGACCACCCGGCCCTGGGCCATGCGCAGCTGGCTGGCACAGATATCAATCGCACTGGCCGCCTGCCAGCCCTCTAGGCTCTCGGGGGCATTCATGGTGTACGGACACTCGGGGCACCGCTCAGGGCAGGCACTGCAGTAGCTCGGCCCGCCACCGAAATGCCACGCGGTGCGGGCCTTCAGACGTTTTTTTCTGCATCCAGGGTGTAGAGGCCGGCGAGGTATTCACGTTCGAAGGCATCGGCCAGCAGCCAGTGCTCCATCAGGGCGGCGACACCCTCGGGGGTGACGGCAGCGGGTTTGCCCTTGTCGTCGGCGACGTCTTCCCAGGCGAGTACGGCCAACTTGGCGAGTTCGGTGATGAGGGTAGCGGTGCGCTCGCCGGCGGCAGCGGTGTCAGTGCCAGCCACTTTAGAAGCAGCGTGGCGGGCAGCCATGACGAGCGCCGTGGTGGCTGGTCGGACCTGCAGGCGCACGCCGGCGGCCAGCGTGATCCAGTGCGGTTCACGCGGAAGGTTGAGTTTGATCATGGGGAAACCTCGATCGAGTTATCAGTAGGAAGTGACGTCGTTCACCAGTTCGACGGTGAACATACGCGCCACGCCGGCGGCCTTGGCGGCTTGCCACTCGAAAGTGGCCTGAATGCCACCTGGCCCGGAGATGGACAGTTTGGCCTTGGGCAGATAGACCTCGTGGGCGATGAATGTCAGGCGCTGATCGGCGTCGATGGCGTAGCCGAAGGTCAGTTCCAGCGGCGTGTTATTCGTGGCGGCATCGATCAGCGTGGTGTCGGCAAAGCGCACTTCCAGGTTGCCGGTGAGGCTGGCCACCGTCGGATCCGCGCCATCGATCTTGCCGTCGGAACGGATGGTCTCGATGCGCTCCAGGTTGTTAGAGTACGTGAGCTGCGCCGAGACCACGTTACCCATCGCCTGGCCTTCTCGCAGGATTTGGCCTTGAAACTGGTTGAAGCGCTGCAATTCACGAGTGGCCGGGGTGTCATCCAGCGTGGCGGTGCGCCGCACCTCGCCTTGGGCCACCAGACCCACCGTGGCATTCGCAGCTCCCGAGCGGGCAAAGCCCACCTGCAGGCTGTTGACCATGACGCCGGAGGCGACGAACCAGGCCGGGATATCCGGCAGACCCGTTTCCAGGGTGAGGCTGGGCAGGCTCGGTTTGCCGGAAGCAAAGGTGTGGGTCACCACGCCCGTGCCCACCGAGGTGGGCTCGCCCAACAAGGCCTTGAGCCACAGACCGATGTGGCTCACGTCCAGCGGCACGACCATGTCGCCTTCGACCTTGATCACATCACGAATCGGCGCACTCGGGTCGCGCCCGAGGCCAATCAGATCATTGGCAATCAGCCCCTGTTCGGAGCCGAGTGAGGTGGAGACAAAGGGCAGCTGCCAGTAGTCGCCTACCGGGGTGCTGCCATAGGTGGATTCGAACGCGGCCAAGAGGCTGGCGTTCGCGCCGTAGGCACGGGCCATACAGAACTCCTTGTGGATGTGATCTCAGATGTGATTTCAGGAAAGCGGTCCGGCACTGCTGTAGTCCAGGACCACGGGCAGCAGACAGGCCTTGATGCCGCTCGTGCCCTCGGGGGCCAGTTCATCGAACTTCGGTTGACCGATTTCGGTGTACTCGACGACACCGGCGAGCGTCCGGTCGGCTTCGATCAGGGTGGCGAGCTCGATAAGCAGGCCATCCATGCGTGAATCACGCGCAGCGGCATCCGGGTCGGCGACAAACAGTTCGATAGCCACCTGGTGCTGCCAGTGGTAGGTCAGCGGCGAGAGCGACACCTCGGGTTCGCCCATCTCGCCGTCTCGCAAAATCGCCATGGCGTGGTCCGCGATGCGCTCGGGCAAGGCGGCGTTGCGTTTGACCATCGTGCCCAGTGACAACTGGCCGAGTATGGAGAACAAAGCACCGATGGCGTTTTCCCTTTGGCTCATGACGTTGCCCCTTTGCGGTCGGCTTCATCGAAACGGTTGGCAATGCGTTGGGCCAGCGTGCTGATCCAGCGACGCGCGCTGCGGTCGATGTCGAATTTCTTCTTCAGGGTCACTTGGGGCACCAGCAGGAACATCGGCACCGTGACCAGCCCTCGGCCGGATGCCTGGGCCTTTTGTGAAGCGGCCGAGAAACCGCCGCGTTGACCTTGGCGGGCGCGCTGGTTTTCTGCGACGAGTAACGACGGTTGGCTTTTGCGGTAGATGAAACGCAGGCGCTGGCCCCGGAGCTTTTCCCAAAGGCCTGGGGTCATGCGTTTGCCGCGTGGGCCATTGCCGGCAGCCGGCAAGGGAATGGCCAGCCAGAATCCATCCTTGGAACGGATGGTGGCCCCTTGGTCATGCGCACCGACGATGACGGGCGCCCGGCTGTAGACCAGACCAGCCGCCTTGATGCTCAGTTTGCCTTTGGGATAGACCTCAGCGCGCCAGGTGTTGGCCAAGCGCTGGCCCAATCCTGATTCAGTGATCTGGCTGCGCAACTCGGTCTTGAGGCCATCGGTGGCTTCACGAATCGAGTGCGTCACCGCCTGTTCAGCAATGCGCACTTCATCGGCCAGCATCTGGTCCAGGTTGCCGGTGAGTGCCACCATGAGCTTCATACCGGAGCTCCAGTCAGCGTCCAGATCAAGCGGTCCCGATCAGCTAGGGGGTCACCCACCACCTGATAGGTCTGGCCGGCAACGGTGAAACGATCGCCCTCGCGGGGCGAAGCCACGTCGCGGGCCATCACATCAAAGCGGTGGGTGGCCACCACCAGCCGGGTGTCGCCGAAGGACTCGACGACATCGGCCTGTTTGGCGATGAAGCGCGTGGTGATCTCCACCCCATCGGCACGCCGGTAGCTGCCCGGCCTGCCGAGGTGCAGAAAGCTGCTGACCAGTAGGCGGATGAAGGGGTTAACTGGATTGGGCTGCACCGGATCGCCCATCACGCCA